GCTTATGGCGCTTACTTTGTAGGAAGATCATGGGAGAAGGCTAAATCAATATCAAGCAAAAACACGTAATAAATAAAATAACAGAATACTAATATTAAATTTAATTAAAATGCCAAAAAAAAGAACAAAAAAACAAGACGTGCCTGTAATAGGGCAAAGGTTTATTACATCTGATGAGCTATTAAAAATTAAAGTAGCAATAGAACGCGTTAATAATATTCAGATGCAAATTGGAGGAATGGAGGCTCAGAAAAGCGAACTTATAGCTTCCATGAAGGAAAAGGTAATGGACCTAAACAAATTAAAGGTAGAGCTAGAATCTAATTACGGAGATGTGGTTTTAGATTTATCTAATGGCGAAATAAAAGACAATGTACCTAATACGAAAAATTAGTATAGGTAGAGACTATAAAAATGACGCCATGCACTATTCTGTTGGACAGGAAGTGTATGGTGGTCATACTATAGATAGCATAATTGAAGAAGATAATAAGTATTCAATATATATATCTAAAAATGACGAGATATTGCCTTGGAAAGACTTTAATAAAAACATGGCAATTGCAATAGAATATAATTTAGAGTATTAATGAAAGGCTACACCGATTTTGTTGTAGCTCCCTCAGAAGGTAGATACGATAATAAGCTAAATATAAATGGAGCTGAATTAATACTTAACACGGAATTACAAAATCATTCTTATGTGTCTAGAGTAGGTTTAGTTATTTCGGAACCTCATTTTAATGACACAAGCATACGAAAAGGTGATTTAATAATATTACATCACAATGTTTTCAGAAGATTTAGGGACATAAGAGGCAATGAAAAAAATTCTAGAAGCTTTTATGAAGAGAACAAATACTTTGTTCAACCAAATCAAATATTTGCTTTTAAAACAAATGATACTTGGAAAGCTTGCAAAGGATTTAATTTTATCCAGCCTATAAAAGAAACAAAAATGTTTTCTGATAACTTTGAAAAACAGGGTGTAGGTATATTGAAACACAAAGATCCTAATCTTAAAGGCATAGTTAAAGAAGACTTAGTTGGCTTTAGGCCTGGAGCGGAATACGAATTTATTATAGATAATAAGAAAATGTATAGGGTTCCTACTAATCAAATTACAATTAAATATGAATATCAAGGAGACGAAGAAGAATATAATCCAGGCTGGGCACAAAGCGGTTGAGGAGTTAATAAAAGTAGCTAAAGAAGCTATCGTAGATTCAGAAGAAGATATATCCGCAGATAGACTTAAAAATGCCGCAGCTACAAAAAAGCTAGCTATATTTGATGCTTTCGAAATATTAAATAGAATACAAGCAGAAGAAGATATATTAAATGAAAAGCCTAAAGAAGATGTTAAAGAAAATGTCTATAAAGGTTTTGCAGAAAGAAGAGCTAAATAATGTATCAACAAGATCTTTATTCAGTCATAACCCCTATAAAAGGCAATATATTGTCCAGACGTAATAGTTTAAAAAACTGGAAGTATGGATACGATAAAGAAAGTGATATAATAGTCATAAGCAAAACCGGACAAATAGGCGAAGTTTATAATATACAAGGTTTAAAAGTAGCCTTGCCGAAAGTACCTAAAAAAATAAGTAAAGAAAATAATCTATGGAAGCCAGAAGAATATCCTAAGGAATTAAAAAGAATACAAAGTATATTTGAATGGAAAGATTACTCAGATAAATTCAAACAAGAATGGGAACCATATATAGATGAACAGTTCGAAAGAAGAGAAAAAGGTCATTGGTTTAGTAATAGCAATATTAAGACTTATATTACTGGTACTCATTACATGTACCTGCAATGGTCAAAAATTGACGTCGGATTACCCGACTTTAGAGAATCAAATAGATTGTTCTACATATTCTGGGAAGCATGCAAAGCAGATACGCGTTGCTATGGTATTTGTTACCTTAAAAATAGACGGTCTGGATTTTCGTTTATGGCGTCAGGAGAAACAATTAATCAAGCAACAGTTTCAAGCGATGCTCGGTTTGGTATTTTATCAAAGTCAGGTGCGGATGCTAAAAAAATGTTTACAGACAAAGTCGTACCAATATCTGTCAACTATCCGTTTTTCTTCAAACCAATCCAGGATGGTATGGATAGACCGAAACAGGAATTAGCTTATAGAGTGCCTGCATCCAGGTTAACTAAAAGATCTATACAAAACACTAATTCTGATGAACTACTGTTAGCTGGATTAGATACGACTATAGATTTTAAAAACACAGGTGACAATAGTTATGATGGTGAAAAGCTTAAGTTATTAGTTCATGATGAAAGCGGTAAGTGGGAAAGACCTAATAATATACTTAACAATTGGGGAGTAACAAAAACTTGCTTAAGGCTAGGTAGTAGAATTATAGGTAAGTGCATGATGGGGTCGACTTCTAATGCTTTAGACAAAGGTGGGAATAATTTTAAGAAACTGTATCAATCCTCCGATATAAATAAAAGAAACAAAAATGGGCAGACAAAATCTGGGCTATATAGCTTATTCATTCCTATGGAGTGGAATTATGAGGGATTCATTGATAAGTACGGAATGCCCGTATTCGATACTCCGAAGACACCTATAGAGGACACACACGGAGACTCTATTGAGCTCGGAGTTATTGAACACTGGAGTAATGAGGCTGACGGATTAAAAGGCGACCAGGACGGCTTAAACGAGCACTACAGACAATTTCCACGTACAACCGAACATGCCTTTAGAGATGAAACACAAAATAGCTTATACAATTTAGTTAAAATTTACGAGCAAATAGATTACAATGAGGACTTGCGCCATTCAGGAGTGCTAACTACTGGCAGTTTTAGTTGGGAAAACGGAATAAAAGATTCAAAAGTTAAATTTACACCAAACCCTCAAGGAAGATTCAATATCTCTTGGGTACCTGGATTAAACTTACAAAATAAACAATATGTTACGAAGGGCTTTAAGTCGCCAGGGAATGACCACATTGGTGCTTTTGGCTGTGATAGTTATGATATTAGTGGTACAACAGATGGTAGAGGATCTAAAGGAGCGCTTCACGGACTTACGAAGTTCTCGATGGAGGATGCTCCCCCCAATACATTTTTTCTAGAATATTTAGCTAGACCGCAAACAGCTGAAATGTTTTTTGAGGATGTATTAATGGCTTTAGTATTTTACGGCATGCCTATATTATGTGAAAACAATAAACCTAGATTACTGTATTATTTAAAGCGTAGGGGTTACCGAGGGTACTCGATGAATAGGCCTGATAAAGTTTGGAATAAGTTATCTAAAACAGAAAAAGAAATAGGTGGAATACCTAACTCTAGTGAAGATATAAAGCAAGCTCACGCTGCTGCAATTGAATCCTACATAGACAAACATGTAGGTATAAAAGAAGATGGGCAATATGGCGGAATGTATTTTAATACCACTCTTAATGATTGGGCTAAATTTGACATAAATAACAGAACAAAATTTGATGCTGCTATAAGTTCAGGTTTGGCTATAATGGCTGTTAATAGACACTTATACAGTCCAGCTGCTGATAGGCAAAAGCAGAAACTGAATTTAAAAATAGGCAAATATTCCAACAATGGAAGTATTTCAAAATTAATAGAAAAATAAAAATATGGCTGAGTCAGTTATAACAAGTTTTTTTCCAAGCCAAATAGCTAGCGATTCTGAAAAGATGAGTTTAGATTATGGGACTAGAGTAGGGAGAGCTATAGAAAACGAATGGTTTCGTTCGGACAATGGTATTGGCCGTTTTAAAAGTAATCAAAATACTTTTCATAATTTAAGATTATACGCCAGAGGAGAACAGGGTGTACAAAAATACAAAGACGAATTGTCAATAAACGGGGATTTATCTTATCTTAATTTAGATTGGAAGCCTGTACCTGTAATACCTAAATTTGTTGATATACTTGTTAATGGTATATCAGAAAGAATGTTTGACATAAAAGCTTACTCTCAGGATCCTTATGGTGTAGATAAAAGAACTAAGTACATGGAGTCTATACTTAGAGACATGCAGACTAAAGAACTAGGAGAATATGTAGAAGCAGAATTTGGAGTAAACTTATTTGAAAACAATCCAGAAAATTTACCTAAAAATCAAGAAGAACTTAGTTTGCACATGCAACTGTCTTACAAGCAAGAAGTTGAATTAGCTGAAGAACAAGCAATAAATACCTTACTAGAAGGCAACAAATATGGCTTAACAAAAAAGAGATGTACTTATGACCTAGCTACTATAGGTATTGCTGCGGTTAAAAATGGCTTTAGTAAATCAGAAGGGGCAACTGTTGAGTACGTTGATCCAGTTAATCTAGTATGGTCTTATACAGAATCACCGTATTTTGATGACATATATTACGTAGGGGAAGTTAAAAGTGTACATATAAATGAATTAAAGAAACAATTCCCATTTTTAACTAATGAAGATTTAAAAGAAGTATCTAATCAGTCGTATCAAAACAACGGTTTTTACGATAGAACTTTGACTAATAATGACGAGGATGATTCTAATACTGTGCAGGTATTGTATTATAATTACAAAACCTATTCTAATGAGGTATATAAAGTAAAGGAATCTGCTACAGGATCCGCTAAATTAATACCAAAAACAGATGAGTTTAATCCTCCTGAAGAAATGTACGAGGAATATGGTATAGAAAAATTATCAAGGTCTTTAGAGGTATTATACGAAGGTGTTAAAATACTAGGTGGTAAAACTATAAAATGGGAGGTAGCTACTAATATGATTCGTCCTAAGAGCGATTATACTAAAGTTAAAATGAATTACAGTATTGTTGCTCCAAGAATGTATAAAGGCAGAATAGAAAGTATAGTTTCCCGTATAACCGGATTTGCGGATATGATTCAGCTTACGCATTTAAAGCTACAGCAAGTGCTATCTAGAATGGTGCCGGATGGAGTTTATTTAGATGCCGATGGACTAGCGGAAGTAGACTTAGGTAACGGAACAAATTACAATCCACAAGAGGCTTTAAACATGTTCTTTCAAACAGGTTCTGTAATTGGTAGATCATTTACTCAGGAAGGAGATATGAATCCAGGCAAAGTTCCCATACAAGAATTGCAGTCGGGATCTGGCGGGGCTAAAATGCAATCTCTTATACAAACATATAATTATTATATGCAGATGATAAGAGACGTAACTGGATTAAATGAAGCAAGAGACGGAAGCACCCCAGACGCAAGAGCTTTAGTTGGGGTGCAAAAATTAGCTGCAGCAAATTCAAACACGGCTACTAGGCATATATTAGATGCTACTTTATTTTTAGCTAAAGATTTATGCGAAAACTTATCTCTACGTATATCTGACATATTAGAATATTCTCCCACTAGAGAAGCTTTTATACATAAGATAGGAAACCAAAATGTGGCTGTATTGCAAGAAATGGGTGATTTATATTTATACGATTTTGGTATATTTGTAGAACTACAGCCTGATGAAGAACAGAAAGCTGTATTAGAAAACAACATACAGACAGCATTACAAGCTGGTTTAATAGATTTAACGGATGCTATTGATATAAGAGAGATTAAAAATATAAAACTAGCTAATCAGCTTTTAAAAATTAAAAGAGTTGAAAAACAAGAAAGAGACCAGCAGCTACAACAGCAAAATATTCAAGCGCAGTCTGAAGCTAACGCTCAGGCTACCCAAATTGCTGCTCAGGCTGAAGTACAAAAGCAGCAAGCACTAATGCAACAAAAAATGCAACTAGAGCAAATGAAGGCTCAAATTAATTCTCAAAAAATGCAAGCAGAGATAGTTGCTAAAAAAGAATTAATGAATCTTGAGTTTCAAATGAATATGCAGCTTAAGGGCATGGAAGTACAAGGCAAAAAGTCTGAACTGTCGGAAAAAGAAAACAGAAAAGACGAAAGAACTAAAATACAAGCAACTCAGCAAAGTGAATTAATAAACCAAAGACAAAATGACACCATGCCAAAAAACTTTGAATCGTCCGGAAACGA